TATGCGGCGCATACGGCGGCAGAGTGTATAGCAAAAGCGGTACATCCCCGTTCTATCCACCGTTAACTGCGGCTTTCGGAAAGATTGACCCTGCGGGAGCTGACAGCCTTACAAACTCGTTTCTAAACTTGCATCCCAACTGCTTATGTAGCATAGTTCCGTGGACGGAGAAGGGAAAGACACCGAAGGAAATCGAACGGATGCGGGAATATAGTGACCCGAATAAAAGACCGTTCGACATTGACCAAAGAACAAAGCGGCAGAAACGAGAGTATGAACAGAAGGAACGCAACCGGGCTATATACCGCAACAACGTGAAGCAGTTCCAGAAATACACTGAAGCGGGGGTTCCAGGTATGCCGAAGACCTTCCAAACTTTCTTGAAGCACAAGCAACTGAATGATGACAAATATCTTCAGTGGGTGAGCGAATTCAGAAAGGCGAAAAAATGATAAGTTACTACGGTTACACAATCAGCCCGAATCAGCTTGAAACTGGCGAGGGCTTTTTAATTTGTCGGAATGTCCCGATTGCCCGGACGGGTACGCAGGATTATTTAGGCACTGAGGTGGGAAAGGACACGCAGGATGTGGTCACGGTCAACCGCCCGGAAGAAGAGGTATTCAACCCTGCGGCTATGGCATCCTTTGAGGGGAAACCCTTCACTGATGACCACCCGCCTGTTCTGTTAACGCCTGACAATGTCAGCGCATACGAAAAGGGTCATGTGCAGAACGTGCGGCGTGGTACAGGCGAATTCAGGGACTTCCTGATCGCTGACATTCACGTTCACGATGCCGCCACCATACAGGCAATAAGGGACGGCAAACGGCAGATTTCCTGCGGCTACGAAGTGGAGTATGACGAAGCCGCAGACGGAACGCTGACGCAGAGGAAAATCAGAGGCAACCATGTTGCGCTTGTCCCGGAAGGAAGAGCCGGGGATAAGGCGGCAATCATGGACTCAAATACAACACAGGCGGCAACCCCGCCAGAAAGGAACCCCAAAATGAGCAAGAAAGCCAGTTTTCTTTCCCTGTTCGGTTTGGCGGCGAATGGCAAGTCTGAGGAAGAGATCAGAAGAATTGCACAGGATGCCGCCATCATGATGGACGAGGACACCGCCCCGGAGCATGAACCCGAAGGCGAACCCGTCCCGGAAGAGGACGCAAAGCCCGCTCCTGCGATTGACACAGAAGCACTCGCAAAGGCGATTGCAGACGCTGTCATTGCCGCACTCGCACCGCAGAAGGAACAGCCCGAAGCTGAACCCGAAGAGGAAAAAGACCCTCTGGACGTTGCGCTTGAGACTATCGGCAAAGAGATCAAGGGCGAAGAACCCGCCGCCGATGAGGAACCCGCAACGGAACCCGGTGCAGAGGACGAAGGCATCGCAGAGCAGGAAGAGGCGCACGTTGTCCCGGCTGAAGAGATGGACGAAGCAGAGGAAGAAAAGGCAGAGGATGGATGTGCAACCGATGCAATGGACGCACAGACCGCAAGAAGCCTGATTCTGTCCCTGCGTCCCTCTATCGCCGCCATTACGGACGAAGCACAGCGCAAGGCGGTCACGGATGCCCTGCTGTCTGCTGTGAAGCGTCCTGCGGCTGTGTCTGATGCGGCAAAGATCGCACAGGCGGCGGCAAGCAACGCCGCACAGAAGGGCAAAGCCACGGCAACTGACATCGAAGCCATTCAGGCACTGTACGATGCCAGAAACCCCCACCTCAACAAGAAAGGAGAATAAACCATTATGACTAATCAGGTTATCGGCAGAAATATGTTCCACGGCTATGCGGGTTCTTACTCCCGTCAGCCTGACACTATTATTGATACTCACCCGGCAGGTGGTGCGATCGCTTTCGGCGCAGGTGTTGTCTACGGCTCCAACGGCGTTGTCCGCACTGCGGCAACTGGTGACACTGCGGCGGCTTTCGTGGGCGTTGCTGTTCGTGAGGTCAAGAGCGCAACCAACTACCTGAACCAGAATGAGGGCTCTTACGTCCAGTATGATGCTGTCCCGGTCATCAAGAGGGGCTGTGTCAACGTGATCTGCCAGAACGGAACCCCGGCTCTGGATGGTGATGTGTACCTGCGTATCACCGCAAACGCTTCTTTTCCGAACGCTGTTGTCGGCGGCTTTGAAGCGGCGGCAGATTCCACCAACTCCGTGAAGCTGACCAACGCAAAGTGGAAGGGCGGCAAGGACGCAAACGGCGTTGCGGAGATCCGCATCATGACCACCCTTCACGCATAATCTAACGAGAGGAGAACAACATCATGGCAAAATTCCAGAACGTGGGAACTTTTGATTTAAACACGATGCAGGGCGGCTCTAAGCCCTTCGCAATGGATGCGGCAGGGATCGCATCTGGTCAGGCTTTCCTGACCTCTGAACTGGAAAAGAGGGATATGCTCGTCCGTACCCCGCTTACTTCCTTCACGTACACAAGGGACATTCCGATCCGTGTCGGCGGTGGATGGGCTGAGTATGTGAGTGCGATGAATGTCGGCTACGGTATCACCGGGGGTTCTGGTGACAACCTGATCCAGTCCGCTTCTACTGACGGCATCCCGCTGATTCAGGCGAACTTCGGCAAAGACCTGTGGAAGACCCACGTGATCTCCGCAGGTACTCGCATCTTCTGGGTGGATATGCAGAGAGGAAATGTCACGGGCAGAAACCTCGACCAGTTACTGCGTGACGGTCTGCGTATGACCTACGACAAACACATGGACGAGAACACCTATGTGGGCTTTGCCCGCTACGGCACGACTGGTCTTGTGAATAATGCGAATGTTACAATCACTTCTGCAACGGGCAACTTCACTGCCATCACCCCGGATCAGATTCTGGGAGACATCAACACCGCAATCCTGACCGCATGGGCGGCGGCAGGTTATGATCTGGATGCCATCCCGAATCACATCATCATGCCTTACGAGCAGTTCAACTACATCGCCACCACCCGGATCGGTCAGCTTGCCGAAAAGACCATTCTCACGTTCCTGCTTGAGAACAACGTGGCGAAGCAGAACGGCGTTGATCTGTACATCGGTGCCACTGCGTGGTGTGACGGCGCAGGTGCGGGCGGCGCAGACAGAATGGTGGTCTACTGCAACAAGGAGCGGTACATCGCTATGGACGAACTCGTCCCGCTGACCAGAGCCATGACCACCCCGAACGCAGAGCGGTTCAGCTACGACACCGCTTATGCGGGCAACGTGTCTGAGGTTGAGGTCTTCTACACTCAGCCCATCATCTACGTTGACGGCATCTAAACACAGCAAGGCGGCGGGGAAACCTGCCGCCTGTTTATAAGGGGGAAACAGAATGTTTATCGTAAGCAAAAAAAATTTCATCTTCAGACTCCCGGACGGCACGTTCTACAAAGTGGCAAAGGAATTCATGGGTGAAGCCCCGGACTATCTCACTGACCTGCCGCTGTTTAAACTGGCGGTGAAGGGCGGTGACATCATGACCCCGGCAACCACTGCTGAGAAGGACATCTACAAAGCAGATGAGAAAGCAGAAGAAGCCGCTTTAAACGCCGATATTCGCCCGGATGCACCGAAGGTGGATAAATCCACGGACGAAGCAGTAAAGCCCGTTAAACGGGCTTCTAAGCGGGTCAAATCGTAAATTAAAAGGGGGAGCGGCTATGTATCCGATTAACGGGATACCGATAAATCCAATGATCCCGCTTTTTGAGGGAGTAAAGCGGACAGCGGCAAACATTGCCGCACCCGGCGAAAAGGGGACGTACACCCTTGAACAGTTTCAGGCAGAATTCCCGGAGTTCTACACGAAAAGCGGGGATGCCTATACGCCAATGCTACCAACTGCGACCCTTGAGCGGTTTCTGGAATCCTGCAACAACACGATTCTTCCGTCCAGATGGGGCAGTGATTGGGAGACTGCGGCGGGTCTGTTCATGGCGCACCTGTGTGCGATGAGATTGCAGACCTATGCGGACAGTTCAACCCCTGCGGCTGTTGCGGCAAATTCCGGGAATGTCGGCACTGTAAAGACTGCGACTTTGGGTGATACTTCCCTGTCCTACGACAACGCCGCCATCAACAGCGGCACTGAAAAATGGGGAACGTGGAACCTTACCCGCTACGGCTCACAGCTTGCAACGATGGCACGGATGATCGGTATTGCCGGGATGTACGCCATTTAAGGGGGTGCAATCATGTATCAGCTTTCTTCATGGTTCACCGATTTAATGGACGTATACAGGGTGGAAACTGCCGCTACAAACGGGCTGTCCCGTCCACAGCGGCAGTTGGTTTTACAGGCAGTACCGTGCAGGGTGTACAGCAACCAGAAGAACAACCTCAACCTGCGGAGTACAGCCGCAACCGTGCGAGAGGATGAAAAACTTGCCTGTGCCATTGATACCGACATCAAGGCGGGGGATGAACTCATCGTCACAAGTGGCGGCGCAATGGGCAGGAGCATCAGGACGGAACGCTATATAGCGTCACAGCCCACGTTATACTTTGACCCTGTGGGGTCAGCCGCAACGGGGCTTGAACACATGGAAGTCGGGCTACACGCTGACAGCATAGTGAGGTGATGCTATGGCGGGATTTGGTGCTGAGACAAGGCGGTATCTAAAACGACTGCACAAGGCGGGGGAGAAAGTCCCTGAGATCATTGCTGAAACCGCAGAGGTTGCAACGCTGCAACAACGAACACCCCGCCGAATGGTGGCGCGGCAATCAAAGGGACAAACACAAGGACGGGCGCACTTGCACAGTCATGGGCAACTGACAGTATCACTCAGCCGATGGGCATGGCTTTATCAGGCGGCGGTACTGCGGTGACAATGCTCCGAAGCAATTTGCAGTATGCGTCATATGTCAATGACGGTCACAGGGTGGACAAGCATTTTGTTCCCGGGCTTATCATCAACGGCGGTCTTCTGGAAATGTCCGCTGATGGTGATGACGGCTGCATTGTAGTAGGTACAAAAACGACTTATGTAAAAGGGCTGTACATGAAAGAAAAGGCA